TTTCTGCTAGTTCTTCTGTGAACAGCATAGGCATGGTTTTAGGATAGTTTAGTATGAAATCAATGATGAATTGTTTTTTCTTTATTTCATCTAGGCTAGGATCGTATTCTGCGTCAATGCTAAATTCACATGGATCAAGTTCACCTTTGGCACCAGAATATAATTTAACACGCACTGGATGATGTTTGTTAAGATGTTTTCCAAGTGTCTTGACTAGGTTGCGAGGAGTTATCCTACGACCAATAAGATGATCTGCCCATTCACTGATGTGTTGATATTCTAGTGTTGGGTTAAGATACATGGCTAACCCCCTAGTAATCTAGCACCGGCATTGGTATTTAAACTACTGTCTTCGCCAGTGTAAGTTGGTAAATTATTAAAGTTCAGCGGCGGTATGCCATTCTGTGCCATCAAGGCTTTGTTGCGACCTTCAGCCAGGCTAGCTTTAATAGAATCACCATATTGTGTGCCCGGAACTGCCATGTTACCCAATAATCCACTCATCTCACTGTTGGTACCAAACTTGTGTAGGCCTGTGGCGAAATTCATCGCACTGCCTAGACCGGGTGGGGGAGGAACAGCTAAATCTACACCTGCTGTAGCAAACAATGATGTTGCTTTACTTGTTGAGGCAGCTAATGCGGCAATAGTATCAGCGGTTACTCCATTTTCTAGTATATTTGTAAATGCTGGCCCACCTGCTACACTTTGAACAAAGTCTGTGATGCTAGGTAGTCCACCTGGACCTAGATTAGGACTCAATGCCGTAGATAGATTAACGCCTGTCATTGAATTAAGTTGGCTACTTAATCCTGATGTTAGACTGTTTAAACTTGGTGCGGCAGCATCTAGACCGGGAATACTAGGCACTGATAGTTTACTTAACATACTAGTAGCTGATCCCATGTTAGGGAAACTAGCACCCATGTCACTGAATTTACCGGCTATACCAGCAGCATCAGTGGTCAGTCCTTTTATGGCACCAGGGTCAGCAGTCTTGGTATAGTCACCAAGATCCTTAAGGCTTTGTATACCACCTGCATTGCCTACGTCAGGTGCTAGATCTGCGCCGATAGCCATATTAGGCTCCTCCTAGCAATTTACTTGCTGAGTTATTGTATATACTACTGTCTGATCCGTTATAACTTGGTAATCCACTAAATGGGTTTTGACCAAATTGATCAGCAACTGTGTTAATCACTGCTGGATCAGTGATACTACCTGTTACCTGTGCAATTTTGCTTGCATAAACAGGATTAGTCAGATCATTTAAGTTAACACCTGCGGCAGCTAATTTAGCATTAACTCCTGATGCATTGCCTAATTTGTTATTATTTAATGCTTGGACTAATCCAGCCGGGGATCCAATGTTTTTAGGATCTATTCCGTCAAACATTGATCCTGATGATGACAATGCCGCACCTGCAGCAGATAAGCTACCAAATTTTCCTGTCAGGCCTTGATCTAACATACTGCTCATATTAGTGATACCAGAGCCAAAATCACCAAAACTACTATTGCTGATAAAATTTGTTGTATTTTGCAAATCAGTAGCATCACCAATATGTGCTTTGGCTTGATTTAAAAATGAACCGAACGCCGCATGGTTACCACCAGGTAAAACACCACTTTGTAATGTTGTTAAACTAGCCAGGGCAGCATTTGCCGCCGGCCATAATGCCACATTGGCGATGTTAGCGAAATATAGTTGCCCCATCACTTCAGTAACCTCAGGTGCCAGTTGTAATGCTGATCCGGCGTTGATACCAACCATAGCAGTGATAGTGCTAGGAGTCAAACTACCGCTGGCAGTGGCTAGAGCTAGCTTGAGATTTTCAGCTACTACTGTTCCTGCTTTAGCTGTTACTATATTATCGGCTGTGGTTTGATCACCCATCGCTATTACCCTATATTATAATGCCGCCCGGACTAACCGGTTCAATGCCTGTAACTGTTTTAATGTAATGATTTTCTACATCTTTTACTGTAGGACTATGCATCATCACATGTCGTTTACTTAACTGTATATTCTTTTCTACTTCACTGGTAAACAAGCTCTGTATCAATCCAAGTCCTTTTTGACTTGGCATAACAGTTGTGGGTTTATTAATAATAAACGCATCATCTGTTTCATCTACTACTCTTGCCACGATCTCATCACCATTGAGAATTTTGAAGCTGACCACGGTGTCTTTCTCATATTTATTAGTTACTAACACTTGAATCTCCTAGTTTATTGAATAGTTCCTCATCTGACAACTTTTCTAATCCTTGATACCCACCTTCTACAAATAGTTCATCACCCAGGTAGATCTGTGGTGCTGTACGATGCCCTTGAGCTATCAACCACTCACGTGCTTCTTGATCTTCATCAATTTTAATTTCTGTGTATGCGATATTTTTTAGTTTTAATAAATGCTTGGCCTTGTCGCAAAAAGGACAATAATTTTTACTATATACGGTTAACATTTCTCTCTCTTATAATTCTGGTAATTCATCATATTCAACATTTTCGCCCATGACTCCGATCACGTAATTTGTTGATTCATTTTCCTGTAAGGCTGTCTGTTTCTTGCTGGTATCACTGTGTTTGTTAAACCAGGGTATAGGAGTGGTCTTAGGTGCTGGGTTACTGTACTTGATACCAATTTCCTTTAGTGCTCCTACTGCTGTATAGTCTACAAACTCTTTTAAGATAGCAGCATTAAGTCCAATCACTGGACCTAGCTTGAACAAATAGTCTGCCCAGGCTTTTTCTTCATTGATAACATCAAGATACATTTGATAAACTTCAGCTTCACATTCTGCTTTGATATCTACAAAACGTGGATCCTCTTTAACCACTTGATTGATCAAGAAAGCCGTCCATTCTTTGTGTAGCAACTCGTCTTGTAGGATCAAGCTGATGATGTTGCCATTGCCAATGAAGATCTTATTCTCAACCATGGCTAGACTTGTAGCAAATGACACCATGAAGCGGAATGCTTCTAGACCATAACTTGCGTGTAAAGCAAGCCATATAGCTTTGATGTGATCTCTCTCATCTATCTTATTGCCCAGTTCTTTACGACAGTTGATCACATGTAACTTATCATAGTAGTTGCCAATGTTACTAGCCATGCCTACGATTTCTTGTGTGTCGTGTATTGTATTGAATACATCTTTTGGCACGTTGTAGATATTACGGATGATGTGACTGTAGCTCTTGCTGTGGATGTTAGTTTCAAAGAAACTCCAGTTACTGATAAGTGCTTCTAGTTCTGGCAGACTCACCACTGGTCCAAATACCTGATTAGGCGCACGGCCCTGTAGGCTATCTAAAGCTGTCTGGCGCAGTAAATTACTGGTAAAGATATGTTTAACTGCATCGCTGGCATCTTTGAAATCTTGTGAATCTTTAGTTAGGCTGACTTCTTCAGGTTGCCAAAAGAAGCCCCTGGCTGTGTTTTCAAAGTTAGCAATCTTGTTATATTTTACTTCTTCAAAGCGTTGGATAGTCACAGGACCAGCTGGATCCAGGAACATCTTACGTTGTAGATAGTTTGTTTTTGTTGATAAATTATATTGTTCTTTACTCATAGTTTACATGCCTCGCAATCTTCGTCATTTTCATCTGGTTGTGCAGCTAATGTTGGTGCAATTTCTGCGTCTGCTTTTGCACCTTGTTTATTGATCAGGCTATAGTAGAATGTCTTGATACCCCAAGCATGTGCCTGCATTAAGTTTTTAGCAATCAATGTGCTCGGAACTTTACGATCGGCCCAATGTGCTGGATTATAAAAAGTGTTTGTGCTAATACTTTGATCTACATAAGCTGCTAATACCGCCGCAGTTTTTAAATAGCCATCGCAATCTTTTTGTTCCCACATCATTTGATATTTATTTTTTAATTTATTATACTCCGGTACTACTTGTATAAACGAGCCTGCTTTTGATTCTTTAACACTAATCAAACTCATTGGCATTTCAATACCATTGGTTGAATTAATCACAACGCTTGAACTTTCGACAGGAGCGATGGCCATCAGCGTAGCATTACGCACACCATAACTACGCATATCGCTACGTAGTTGTTCCCAATCAAGTTCACGTGTTGGTGTAAAGTCTGCCAGTTTGTTTACTCCCTTGGCACGATTCTCCCAAGGGAAGTATCCTTTGCCATATCTGGTGTGTTCACTGTGTAAACATGCACCTCGTTCTTTAGCCAGCTCAACTGTTGCTTCTGTTAAGTAGAATGCCTGATGCTCCATCCATGTCTTAACTTCTTGTAGTGCGTCTTTCTCACCATAGCGTAGATTTTTCTTAGCATGCCAATAAGCAAGATTGGTAATACCAATGCCTAGTGGTTGGATTTCATCGTTGCTGAGCTTGCTCTGTATGCTTAGGAAATCTTGGTAATCTAAAATATTACATAGACTACGTTGTAAAATTCTGCAAGCACGTTTCATATCTTCTGGATTGCGGAAAGCACCCCAATTTATACTACCTAATGTACACAGGGCAATGCGACCAGAGGCGTCATCTAAGCGTTTGAAACTCTTAGTGGGTAGTAAAATCTCGCAACACAGATTACTTTGATAGATGGTATGATATGCTGGGTCAAATGGTCCTTGTTTCATTACGTTGTCAATGAATACCAGATAGATACGACCTGTGTCTGTGCGTTCTTTTAGTATGCCACCTTTAAATACTTCTTCAGCACTTAGTACTTTTTTACGCAAACCTCGTTGCTTTTCATACTTCTCATACAACTCTTCAAAAAGTTTTGTATTTTTATAAAACGCTTCATATAAGTCCGGAACTTCGTTAGGATCAAAGAATGTGATATTTTCTTTGTTCTTAAAACGACGCCAGAACAAGGCGTTAAGTACAACACCATAGTCCATGTGACGCACACGTGTTTCTTCTGTGCCTTGGTTATTCTTTAATACTATCAAATCATCAAACTGATGATGCCATATAGGATAAAATACCGTGGCTGACGCATTACGTATACCACCTTGGCTACATGAACGTAAATCGCCAAACCATTTCTTAAGGAAGGGGATCATGCCAGTGTGCATGATTTCCCCGCCTCGTATAGGACTTCCCAATGGGCGCAAACGACCTATCTCTAGACCAATACCAGCACGCTTGGCTGCATACTTGGCCATCATCTCTCCTGATGCAAAGATACTATCTAAGTCATCATCACTTTTAATCAGCACACAACTGCTGAATTGTTTTGTAGGGGTACCCAAGCCAGCGAGCACTGGAGTGGCGAGCGTGAACAATCCGTCACTGGCGCAGGTATAGTAATCTTTAATATAACGTAATCTTTGACCGGGATTTTCTTTATGGAACACTGTTGCGGCAGCTACCATGTAGCGAACCTGTGGTGTTTCATAAATTTGTTTTGTGCTGCGATTCTTAACTAGATATTTTTCAATTAGCTGTTCAATAGCCGCATAGCTGTAGTCTTCATCTTTGGCATGGTCGATGAGTTCTTCCATCTTGTTCCACTCATCTTCTGAATACCATTCAAGAAGTTCGGATGTGTATAATCCTGTGGCTACATTTGTTTTAACTATTTCGTATAAGTGTGGGACTTGATAGTCACCATAGATATCTTTACGCAACATCGATAACCGTTGTTTACCTGCTACATATTGATAGTTGGTGTGCCCTACTTCAGGTTCGTGTTCTACGTCAATAAGGTCAACAATAGCGCGAAGCGTGATTTCGTCAATCTCTCGTGTGCTGATACCGTCGTAGAAATGTGGTTGGGCTTTGATCTCTATCATGGATTGGCTAACATCGGCCACTCCCTGACATACCTTTGCTACCTGCGCCTGCCATTTTGTTAAATCTAGTGGTACGACCGCGCCACTACGTTTTTTAACTTGAATATTACTCACTTGAGTGCCTCTTTGTTTAATATTTTTCTAATTGTAAATCTGTGCTTGAGTATTGATACAGCAGTTGCAACTGTTTTTCTTCTATCTGTTTTGTATTTACTATTTCGTA